TTAAGAAGCTTAAAGTTTTGGAAAAACTTGAGAAGAAACAGAAAAAAGGAGTAAGTTAAAGCTATATGCCAGGAGGAAGACCTACAAAATATACCAAGACAATGGTCAAAAAACTGATTAAATATTTCAGTGTTGAGCCATATCGTGAGGTTGAGGTGAAGCATTTTGACCAAAAAACAGGAAAAGAGTGGTCAACCTGCGAGGAAAGAGCTAATGATACCCCTACTTTTGGAGGCTTTTGTGCGTCAATAGACATACACAAAGACACAATGTACGAGTGGAGAGATAAACATAAAGAGTTTTCCGATGCATTAAAAAAGGCTCAGAGTCTAATGGAACAGTTTTTAGTGATAAATGGGAATAAAGGTTTAATCCAACAACCATTTGCAATCTTCACTGCCAAAAATGTTTTGAAATGGGCTGACAAACAAGATCTTGACATTAAATCCGGTGGAAAGGCTCTCTCTGTAGCTGGCTTTGAAGTAGTAGCTCCAAACAAAGATGCCAACAATAACCCCACAACTAAGACCAACTATTAAGCAATATGAGGCTTATCAATTGCTTTGGGACAATGTAACGCGTTTTCTTTTGTTTGGTGGTGGTGCTGAGGGTGGTAAGTCTTGGCTCGGTGCTGAATGGCTCTTGACAAATTGCTATCGCTATCCCGGATCTAAATGGTTTATCGGACGAAACGAACTCACTCGCCTTATGGCCTCATCTTATGCCACCTTCCGTAAGGTTTGTGCCTATCACAAGATCCCGGATACTGATTGGAAGTTCAATGGACAATATCACTACATCGAGTTTGTGGATGGATTGGCCAAAGGTTCAAGGATAGACCTCCTTGATCTTAAATACTTACCAAGTGACCCAATGTTTCAGCGTTATGGATCAACAGAATACACCGGGGGGTGGATCGAGGAAGCTGGAGAAGTTCATTTCATGGCTTTTGATTTGCTCAAGACTCGTGTCGGTCGCTGGATGAATGAGCAGTTTGGTCTTCTCACCCCTAAAATTCTTTTGACTTGCAACCCAGAGCAGAACTGGCTCTATCGTATTTTCTACAAACCTTGGAAGAAGAAACAGCTCCCGGCTGGATATGCTTTTGTTCAAGCTCTTTACAAGGACAACCCCTACACCTTGGCACAATCTGAAGATCGACTCAATCAGATCACTGATCCAATACTTCGAGCTAGGTTGAAGATGGGACGTTGGGAATACAATGCCGGAGACAATTCTTTGATTAGTTACGATGCAATCATTGATCTATTCACCAACACACCAGTATATTCAGAGGACAAATTCTTAACGGCTGATGTGGCTAGATATGGCAGTGACAAAAGTACAAAAGGATTATGGCGTGGCTTTGATCTTTACTCCATCACTGCCAAAATTAAACAGGGAATCGACCAAACTTCTTTAGACCTTAGAGAGTCTCTGATGACTGAGAATATCCCATTTAGCCATGGAATAGCCGATGAAGATGGTGTTGGTGGTGGAGTCGTCGACACTGTAAGGGGCATAAAAGGCTTTGTGGGCAACTCGACGGCACTACCAATCAAAGACAATCAGCAGAAATTAGGCTATAGAAGGGATAACTATGGCAACTTGAGATCTCAGTGTGCCTTCATGTTGGCCGAAGCTGTAAACAATCATGTGATGGCTATAACCGCCCAGATTGACGAGCCAACTAAGGAAATGATCATTGATGAGCTAAGGCAGATCAAACGACTGGATAGCCCCACAGAAGTCCCTCTCCGTATCATTCCCAAGGATGAGGTCAAGGAGGTTTTGGGTAGGTCGCCGGACTACTCCGATATGATGATGATGCGAATGTATTTTGAATTAGATCGTCCAATTACCTACAAGCAGAATAATGATGTTGGTGGAGTCGCCCCATTGATCCGGGGAGTAATGAGTTAAAAAATTGACTATCAATAGTTTTTCTCTCTATTCTCAAACTATGGAAGATGAATTAAACGTCATGTCACCTGATCTTCAGGTGCTTAGTCAAAACAAACAGGGAGGTTTAAAGTATCGTGAAAGACGACACGCCGACTGGGATGAAAACTATTCTTTGTATCGCGACAAGGTGGAAGTGAATCGCTTGATTCAACGTCAATCAGTCAATTTACCCTTGATGAAGCAAACGATCAGAACCCTTCTGAAAGATGTCGATGATATGCCAGTGCTTTTCTTTGAGAACCTAGACAATGACCTTCAAGCTCAATCTTTCAAGAATGAGTATTGGAAATGGACAGTTGAGAAGAACAACATGGAGATCCAAGACATCGTGGATAAACGCCAAGTATTCTTATATGGCCGATCATTCGATCAGTGGCAAATAGTTGATGGCTACATCAGCATGGAAATTGAAGATGTCTACGATATGCTTGTCTCCACCTATACCGACCCAACCGATCTCAATAGCTCTCGTTTCTTGATCCACACCAACATCTTCAAGACACTAGCTCAAACAAAACGCAACGGAGACTATGATGTCGATGCTCTGAAAAGACTAGAAGATTTCTACAACACTCAAGCCGGGATCGTCAAGAAAGAGGAGAACTTCGGTATCCTATCCGCCAAGAACCAACGCCTTCAAGATATGGGTGTCTCAGATATTCAAGATCCTATTGTTGGCGAGACCTATGTACAGATCACTCTAAACTTTGTTTATGACTTCAAAGAAGGATCTACTGATGAAGAGTTATTCTTGAAAGTGACTGCTGATGATCGTGAAATCTTAATGAGCAAGCCACTTGAAGAAGTAATAGGCACAACCAAAGATCACTACTGGCAGAATCATTACCCCTACAACTCTTGGGCTGATGATGTCGAACGCTTGGACTTCTGGACAGATGGTGTGGCTGATATTGTCCGTACTCCAAACAAAGTCCTCAATGCTTGGTTTAGTCAGTTGGTTGAGAACCGAACACTAAAAAATCTAAACATGAATCTGTTTGATGCTACAGCCGGAGATGGAAACTTCTCTCCTCAAACATGGACACCTATGGCTTGGGGTTGGTATGGTCTCCCGGGCAAACCTTCTGAGGTTTATCAAGCAATGACAGTCGCCGATCTATCTGATTCTCTTGAAGAGCTTAACTTTGTTGTCACGATGGCTGAGAAGGCCAGTGGTGCTACTGCCAGCCAGCAAGGGGCAGTCAATCAACGCCAAGTAACTCTTGGTGAAGTGAAGCTTGCTCTTGGTGAAGCTAAGGAGCGTGTCAAAGGCTTGTCTAAATTCTATACTCCAGCATGGAAACGCCGAGGAATCATCTTTGACAAACTATGTGAAGCCGGAGCTGATAGGCTAGATGCCGTCAAGATTTATAAGAAAGGTCGCAATACAAACAAGATTCATTCAGTGGAGATCTCTCCAAAAGACTATATGACCCCTCTTGGGTACAACGTGAGAGTTTGGAGTCAAGACGAGAAGGATGCTCAAGACACTGAATCGCTACAGATCCTTGATGCGGTCAATACCAACATCCCCGGAAACAAAACCTTAATGGAAATTAGACAACGCAAGCTTCTTGAGTTTGCCAAGCTCAGTCCAGATGAGATCAACTCTGTAATGGAAGAGGAAAGACAGAAACAAGATGCGATGATGAATAACCCCATGTTAAGTCCTCTTGGTGGTATGCCCGGCAATCCCGAACAGCCAGGAGTCCCGGCTATGCCCCAGATTCCAGCCAATATTCCACAAGCTCCAGCCCAACCACTACTCGGTTAATAAATTATAAAAATAAATGGACGATATTCTAAAAAAGTTTAATCTCAAGATGGATGATCTTTCCAGTGCGGAAAGAGACATTTTGTTTGGATGGGTTGAAGCTCTACAGCAAAACAAAATGACAGTCTCGAAGGTGAAAGATTACATCACCTCGATGAAGGTTGCTCTTGAAGAGAAGTTGGCTGATGAGCCAGAATTTGTCCGGGTATTTATTTTCAGTGTCCCTAATCGCAATCAGATCTTTATGAAGGCTAGACTTAGAAACTACATTATGCTTGAAGCTTTCTTGGAGAGTCCAGAGAAGGCCAAGATAGCCGTCGAAAAAGCAGTCGCGAATATTAAAATAACAAAATAATATGGCTAGTAAAAAACTATCCTCATCAAAAGCAAAGAAGATGTTGAAAGATGGAAAGGTCAAAGGTCGTGAATTGACTGCAAGACAAAAAAGGTTCTTTGGTTCTATTGCTGGAGGAGGAAAATCAAGTAAAAAGAAGAAATAATTTGACATTAAATAGTTTTAGTGTCTATTTTTGATATATATGAATAAAGAAGCTGTCGAAATGCTCGAAAAAATCCTCAAAAAGGATATTTCTCTCTTAACAATCCAAGACAAAGGCTTTCTAAAAGCCCGAAGAAGCTATCTAACTGATGAACAAATCGTAAGATACGCCGATATTCTAGGTGTTGAGATTATGCACGGAGAAGATACTAATGTTGATTCAGTTTTTGCTCCTATTGAAGTAAAAGACTATGATCCAAATGAACCAATTCTTCCAGAACTTCCTCCTGAGATTATCCCCGAAGAAGTCCCAGTCGTTAAATTTGCTGAATTACTTGCCAAAGGTCAACGATTAGGACTCAATGTAAGAATCGGAATGAAGAGAGAAGTTGTTGAGTCTATGATCGCCGAGGCAGAAGCCAAAGGGTTATCAGTTAAACCAGAAGGATCAGCAGATACCGAAGAATAAAATTATTATTTAGCCAAACCCCGTAATCGGGACGACTATGCCAAAACACATTAAACCAACCAAAGCGGAGCTAGAAGCCAACTCAATTAGATTGTTAGAAGAAGCGGAAGCTTTAGAGCTAGAAGAAAACAAAGACAAGCCAGAAGTTCCTACCGAACTCCCGGAGGATGATCCTCAACCAACACCAAAATTTGATGATGAAGTTGAAACACCAGAGACAGAGGAAACCCCTGAGCCAGAAGATGGCGAGGAAGGGGAAGAAGAACCAGAAAAAACTCCCGAGAAACCAGAAATCACCCCTGAGAAGACTCCAGATCCAAAAGATGAACCAGACTATAAAGAAAAATTTGGTAAGTCTACTCAAGAGGCTCAAATTCTTTTTGCTAAGAGCAATAAACTAGCTGACATAATTGAGCAAGCTTCAAATCTTCCTGAGCCAACCGAAGAAGAGATGACTGCTTTGTATAAGGATGAGTGGGAGTTGATGAGTGATCGTGAGAGAGAGAACGCCAAAGAAAGCTATATTGGTAAGAGATACCGCAACTTTATTTCCGAAGGTACAAAAGAATTCAAGGACATTGATGCTTGGACAAAAAAGGTGGAAGAGTTCGTTGATGATCCGGCTACCTTGGTAAAGACCCCAGAGCTTGAAGGCAAGACTGAAGAGTTTATGACATTCGCCAATAAGCCAACACGCCGAGGAGTAGACTTCGAAGATCTTGTGTCCGCTTTCTTATTTGATGTTTCCAAAAACGCTAAGCCAAAGAATAAGGGTGCGATGTTTGAAAAGGGTTCTGGTGGTCTAAATGACAAGCCAAACAACGCTCCAAAGAAACTTACTTCAGAACAAGGTACAGCTTTAAGAAAACAAAACTATTCACTTTGGCTTCAATACGCAAAGGCCGGAAAAATAGACAACGAGATTTAGTTGCTTGACATCACATAGTTTTGGTCTTCATTATTAAGTCAAAGCTTTCTAACCCCATATTGGGACTGATAAGAATTATAAATTTTTATAAACCAATATGTCCGCATACGGAACAAAAGTCGCAGAAGGCTTTTCCCAAAAGCTTTTGCTCGAAATGTACGATATGAATCTAACCGATTCAATGGTCAATCGAGATTACGAAGGGGAGATCAATGATATTGGATCAAAACTCAATATCCTAGCGATCGAAAGAATTACTCAGAAAAACTACACTGGTGCTAACCTCACCCCTGACAGTTTATATGAGAAGAACGCTGTTCTTGAAATTACTGAATTCAAATCATTCTATTGGGCAGAGAAGACCATTGATAAATGGAAATCCTACATCAAGAATCCTCATTCCACAGTAGTCACCCAAAAAGCTGACGAAAGATCTCGCGATCTTGACATCTTCGCTTTGAGTTTCTATGGTGATGTCGCTTCTGGTAATAGAGTGGGTACGAATAACACCGATGGCACAGTCGCCATTGATGCTTCTGGTAATGTTACTGGTACTAACACCTCTTTCTCACAAGCCATGGTTGGCAAAGGTTTCAAAGCCGAAGGTCAAACCAAATGGTATCGTGTGAAATCTGTTGGTGGAGCAACTGCGATGGTAATCGAAGATGACTTCGATGATGTCGCATCTGCCTACACTGGTGGAGTTATCGGAGCTGGTGCTACGATGATCGCTGAAGCTGAGACTCCCTTAGCTGTTACCAAGGCCAATCTCTTGAATACGATTGCCCAAATGAAGTTGAAATTAGATACTGCCGAAAGAAATGGCTTTAACTCCGTTCCTGACAGTGGCCGTATTCTAGTCATGCCAGCCGAATTTGATGCTCTTTTAGTACAAGCTTCAGGAATTGCTCTAAATGTTCCAGAAGTTTATACAAACTTGATCGGTAAAGGATACAGAGGCAACCTATTAGGTTTCCAAATTTTCGTATCTAACCGCTTGAGTGGAGACAATGTAGACGGATTCCACACCTTAGCTCTTCACACCAACTGGCTCACATTCGCTGAGAAGTTGCTCGAAGTAGGTATGGAGGAAGATCTGATCGGAAACTTTGGATCAGCTTACAAAGACCTCTTCGTTTACGGAGGCAAGGTTACTGACAAGAGACGCGGATTCGCTTCCGAGGGTTTCTTAACCTTCACTATTTAATTAGTGAGTTACTAGACTCGGGGAGGGGATTGCCTAAAAACAGTTCCTTCCCCGACAATAAAAGATATGGCAACATTTGAACTAAAAACCCAATTACCACACACCACACAACTTGAGATTGATCGTATTAATGCGATTCCTTCAGCTCAAAGAACAACCAAGGAAAGTCTTTTCTTGGCTGGTAGGCTTCAATATGTTACCAATTTCGTCCGCCGATACGATGAGGACGGCAATATCTTGGAGGCTGAGGGCAATACCCTTCCTTCCGGATACTCCGGCTTCAGAAAAGGTGCTATGTTCTTTGACCTTGATAAGTCTGGAATGAATGTATTTATCAATACTGGGACTTCAACAAGTGCCGTCTGGTCAATGATCAATGGTAATGTCATCTCCGCTTCTCCCTCTCTCTCTGTTTCTGCTTCTGAATCCAGGTCACCATCGTCATCTGCCTCCAAATCTGCTTCAAGATCAGAATCAAGATCTGCTTCTGTATCCGTTTCACTTTCAGCTTCAAGCTCTTCTAGTAAGTCTCCAAGTCCTTCTGCCAGTGTCTCTCCTTCAGCTTCTTTGTCCAGATCTCCCTCAGCTAGCGTAAGTCCTTCATCTAGCGGATCAGCCAGTCCAAGTACCACACCTTCGACTTCAGTTTCGAAATCACCTTCACCTTCATCGTCTGAATCTCCTTCCTCAAGTGCATCGAGGTCTCCAAGTGTATCTGTTTCGAAGTCTCCTTCCGCCACTTCTTCGGCCAGTCCAAGTACCACACCTTCGACTTCAGTTTCGAAATCACCTTCTCCATCAGTCTCGCTCAGTCCAAGTTCTTCAGCATCAAGATCTCCGAGTGTTTCGGAATCTCGATCTCCTTCACTATCGGCCAGTCCGAGTGCTTCAACAAGTCCTTCGCACTCTCCAAGTCGATCGGAATCCGCGAGTCCTTCTTTCCCAGAAGTTTAATAACGACTGGTTATTGACTGTAAGTAGTTTTTCTCAATAGACTGATGTTTATATGACAAAAAACAAGGTTTCAGTGATCATCCCGGCAAGAAATGAGGAGTATCTTCAAAAAACAATTCAAGATCTGCTACAAAAATCAAAGGAAGACATTGAAATCGTTATTGTTCTTGACGGATATTGGCCGGAGAAATCAGAAATAATCAATGATCCTCGTGTCACATATATTCACTACTCAGAAGCAAGAGGTATGCGAAACGCTATCAACATGGCAGTCAAAGCTTCTCAGGGTGAATTTTTGATGAAGATAGATGCTCACTGTATGGTGGCAGAGGGGTTTGATGCCGTCTTAAAGGCCTATCACAAAGATAATTGGATACAAGTACCCAGACGATATGCTCTTGACCCTAAGAA